TGAACGCATCCGTCCGGAGGACTTGATAGAGTCCGAAGGGCAAGTCAAGTGAACGCACCTAATAGCCTCCATTCGTGAGCAAGGTGCCACAAGATAAGCAAGCAGCAAGCAGCAAGCAGCAAGTAGTGCAGGATGCATTGCAGGTGAACGCATCCGTCCGGAGGACTTGATAGAGTCCAAAGGGCAGTATAGATAACGGCGCTTAGGCGCTTGACAGAAAGTGAACATAATGAAGCCCCTAAACTTTGGGCCTCAGCCGCGAAGCTCCGACCGGCTTCCGGGTACTGCTAATCCGTCACTTGACGATTACGCACTATCGGGATACCGTGACGGACAGCCCCCACGGGGGCGGATGCGGCAGGTCAGAAGCAGCTGGATAGACCCGATGGTTCAGGCGCAGGCAGATACCCTAGAGCGGGTACGCGCTGAAGTCAGAGCCGTACGGGATGCCGACAGACTCGCCCGTGAGACTAGACTCGCGGAAGCAGTAGAACGGAAGCAGCGACAACTTCAGGCGCTTACGGAACTGAACCGCAAGCTTGACGCCTGAACCCCTGCCGGGGGGTGTCATAGCCCCCCGGTGGATTGCCCATTAGGGCAGTAGTACCCCTACATAACCCCACCTACGGGAGGAACCCTATGAACACTCACGCTACCCGCGCTTGGTATAGGTCGCAGACCGCTACCCTAGTGCAGGAACGGATGCGGGCTAACGCTGCCTACAGGCACGCGACCACCCCTATTCAGCGTGCCGACGCTGTACGGAAGCTCAGGCTTCTTGAGGCGCGGTATCAGGCAGTAGCGAAGCTCCACTACGCCTAACCCCTGTCCGGGGGTGTCACAGCCCCCGGATGGCTTGCAGTACCCGCTAACTAATCCAACATAGGCGTATCGGGCAGCGTTAGCCTGCCGTATTGCGACGATACGCCGATTACCACCCGGCAGCCCCGGACTACTACCGGGGCAGGCACTTAGGGCGCTGACGGTAACCCTAGTGCAGCCTATAGCCGTCACTACATAGGAGTGCTAATGATCCGCGAGATAGCTCACGCGGCTGAGGTGGCGGCTCCCCTGATAGAAGCCGAAGTGGTGGCTTGCTTACTTGTCGGCGGCATACATGCCTACGACAAGATTACGGGCAAGCGTACCCTTCGGAGGCTTATCCGGGCAGCCGCGATCCTGACAGCCGCTGAAGGCCAATCATGGCGGCATCCGCTGAAGCTAGCGCGGGCAGTTTGGGCAGGTAGCCCTGACAGCCTTCCGCTGCCCGGCAGGGTTCTGATAGCTCCGGGCGCGTTTGCCCCGATTATTGGGCCTGTGGATGAAGCCTTAGCGATAATAGCTACAACTGCTATCGCCGTCTTGCCGTCTTGCCGCGTGAAGGTTATTGCAGCGTGGCAGACAACTGATTTGCTGTAGGGGCAACAACGCTAGCCTTGCCTAGCCCCCTCCGCTGCCTGTTCCACGGTAGCGGTCGGGAGTAGGCAACCCAGCTTACTGTTACAACTATGGGGGCGTTATGCAACTAACTATTGCTATCTGGCAGTCCCGTAGCAAGAAGAACCTAGTCAAGCTAGATAGGTATCTAGATGGCACGGATGCTTACTGCTACGAAATGCTGGAGGGCCATAGCGTCCGGGGTGGCGGGGTATTGTATGCCCCGTCGCAGGCTGCCGCGATAAAGCACATGGAAATGCGTATTGTGCCTATCGCACAGCCGGATGCTAACAAGCTTCCAATGAAGCGGGTGCTTTAGCCCGCACGATCACGGAGGTAGTAGATGAGTAAACCAAGCCCACAAGCCGCTAGGCGGCTGACAATGGGGGAAGCTGCTACAGGAGCCGGAAGTTTCGGCGATTGGGAAGAGCAGATGGGGGAGACTGATTGCCCGGAAGGGTGTGAGGTTGAGCCTGATGGAGTGTGCCCTCACGGGTATCTGTCAGCCGGTAGAACGGCTGGAATCATCTGAACGGAGGTTTGTATGAGTGACTTGTCAAGGTCAGTCATCGCCATCGCAGTAGGGTACGCAGCCTTTCAACAGGCGCGTATCCTCACGCGGTTGGGGGCGTATGCTCCCGATGGCGACGGCTTATACTTCACGCGGTTCTGGCATAGCGTGGCGATTCTCGCTACGGTGTGTGCAGCGGTAGCGGCAGGGTTTTACCTGATCCGCTACGCCCGCAGTCGCTGACTACTCAGCCCGTAGCCCTGTTGCCGCAGGGTTACGGAGTGAGTAGCCATGGTAATGCTTACTAGTTTCGTGGACTTAAACCCCGGATCTGAGGGATCTAAAACATCAAGGTCGTGGCCTTTACTCACGGATGTGGAACCCATCTAAAAAGACTAGCGAGGTTGAGCAACGCGGCGAATCAGCGAGCATCTAGCGAGGTTGAGCATCACGGCGAATCAGTGAGCATCTAACGAGTTTGGAGCGCGGTGAATCAGCGGAACCCGATGGAGAGATCAGCTATGGGTCTTCCAAGCGTATAGACATTAGCGCCGCCCGAAGCAACTTCAACAGGGAGATAGTAAGAAGAGCTTAGGGAATCTGGCTAGACAGTCGGTCGGGGGTAGCTCCCCCGGCTGACTGAGGCCGAGAACTTCAGCGTAGCGGGGAGTCACATCGCCGCTACGCCATCCCGTAATGGGTAAAAGAAAGGAGTTAGGGTGAGCGTTCTCGACTACCCTATCACCGACATACACGAGGCCAATCGCATTGCAGGCGGTGGTGCCAAGCCTAACGGCAGACACTACAACGATGCGCTGACCTCAACAGGTAAGATGCCTTGCCCTAGTTATGCACTGCCAGCATCGGAGTGCAACATTGGTGGCAAGCTTCACCTGATCGAGGGCAGCGTGTGCTACGACTGCTATGCGATGAAGCACCGTTATGTCTGGAAGAACAACCAGCTCAAAATGTTCCGATGTCTGGAGGCTATTCGCCACGACCGTTGGGTCGATGCGATGGTGTTCCTGATCGGGGCATGGTGTGAGAAGAACGATGTCTGGTTCTTCAGGTGGCACGATTCTGGAGAGATTCAGGATGGCGATCACCTTGAGAAGATCTGCGAGGTAGCTTCACGGCTGCCACAGGTGGACTTCTGGCTGCCGACGCGGGAGCGTCGAACAGTTCGTGAGTATGTTCTCAAGTGGGGCGACCCACCTGAGAACCTCAACATCCGTAAGTCGATGCCGATGATGGACATGGCACCGCCGAAGAAGGGCATCGAGGACGGCATGATCTACTCAATGGTCAGCCGCCACCTTCCTGCCCCAGCGGATGCGCACGGATGCCCAGCACCACAGCAGGACGGTGAGTGCGGAAGCTGCCGAGCATGTTGGGATACTGATGTACAGCTTGTCAGCTACAGCTACCACTAGGAGGTAGAGATGCCAGAGGAGAACGGCGCGGTAGTGAGCGTTGGGCGCTTGTTGGATTACTTGGACGGGAAGGGGCTGATCATCGAAGATGAGAACGCCATCCTTGCCGCTCTTGGGTACTTTGAGATGACCTTTGAGACGAACCTTGCCTATGTGCAGGACAACTACTAGGAGGTAGTGATGTACACAATCGAGGGCTTTCTGGGCAATCGTTACGGAGGTGAATACTCAACTCGCGAAGAAGCGGTTGAGGTAGCCTTCAAGATCGCCAACGAATGTCAGATCACGCTGTTTGTCGCCAACCTAAAGGGTCAAGCGATAGATCGGATTCAGTACCTTCCCGAGCGAATCACACGAGAGAGGCTGTATGACTGAGATCCAAGATGATGATTGGCGTGAGTTCACAATCTCAACCGAGGTTGCGGGTACTGACGGCGGCAGCTATTGGCTGGAGCTGGAAGGTACCGAGTACGGCAGCGGTGACGAGGAGTGGACCGCCGAGATAAGCGGTGACCCTGATGTTGAGGTGAAGGTTACAGACCTTGATCCGTGGCCTGAGTTCCTGCCACGGCTGAAGATGCAGCCGCTTAAGAAGTTTGGGCCGTGGAATCTTGCAGGTTGACCCAGACGGTAGGAGAGCAGCGCCCCCGCTGACTCTCCCTCCGCCTGTGCCATACAGCATGGGATGATAACAACTGAAGAGAGGGGACGCTATGTCTCTGAACTGGAGTATTAGCGATGTCCGTGATTATGAGCAGATCACGATTACGGATCTCGACGATCGCACCATCCCAAGGGAGGTACATCAGGAGGGGTTGAAGACTGAAGCCCTTGTGTTCCTGACGATGGGCATTGGGATGAACAAGATCACCGAGGACAACGAGGGTGAGTTCTTTTCCCGCGTTGACATGTGGGAGTCGGTGTCTGGGACAATGCTTAGGCTTGGCCCAGAGCGCGAGCGGTACTACCTAACCTACGAGGATGTGCATCGGCGGGTTGGGCTAGGTACGAACGCTAGCAACCTGACAAAAGCAGCGTTCCACAAGAAGTTGATTGAGCAGTTGAGGCAGCATGCTGTCTACGGAATCAAAAGGAAGGTGACTTCATGAGTTCGCATGATCCATTCGCTGACATAACCCTGACCTTCAATGAGTGGGTGAAAGTTGTGGGCTGGGTAGCTGGCGAAGTTGGCCGGATGAAGAAGCAGGTTGAGCGCGAAGCTCAGAACGATGACGAGTTTGCGGTGCGCCGTGGAATCGTCAATCTGGAGCGAGCGGTTGAAGTGCGGCAGATTCTGGACTCAGCAAAAGGAAGGAGTGTGTAATGGGCAGAATGGGAGCGGAAGACATGGCAGCGCAGGCCAGCTTTGAGGTGGCGCTGCACTGGCACTTGACAGGTAACCACTACCCACCGATTCATGGTGACTTCCACAAGCCAGTTCGTAAGGCGATAGAGCTTGCGAACAACGGCGAGTGGGGTGCCACGGTGGAACTACCGAACGGGGTGACAAAGGTGGTCGCGGATGTGGTGCAGGAGTTGCACCTTGATCCGTTCATCGAAGTTGACTCGTGGGAGGAGGAGCTGTGAGCGCAGCATTGACGGAAGATGAGATTGACATCATCGCAGAGGCAGCCTATTCGGCTGACATGGGCATCAGGGATTTTCCCCGCTGGCCCAACGACGGTCACACAGTAGCTGTCGTGGGCTGGGAGGGTGACTTCCAGAAGTTCATGCGAGAGCTTGGGCAGTTGACCGCCCATGACGATCAGCAGGAGCTGATGGAGAAACTGGGCGACTGGACTTGCGAGGGCGTGGCATTGTCCACGGTCTGGTATTGGCGTAGTGCAGAGGTCGAGGGCAAGGCGCACGAGCGTCTGGCCTACCACGAGGAGAGGAGTGAGCAGTGAACGGGCAGCCAACAGAAGAGCAAGAGTTGTTCTTCGACGAGACGCTGAACAAGCTTTCAGCGTTCAAGGCATTGGCCGAGAGCGCAGAGGTTGCGCTCGGAGAAGGTGACTTTGACGCGGCAGTGTCAATGATGGACGAGGGCTGCTGCCTAGTAAGCGGCAGAGGAGTCTGGGAGTCAGTGACACGGGATGTAATCAAGATCCGAGACATCTCGGACGAGATCGAGAAGGAGGAGTCATGAAGTTTGAGGAACTGAAGGCCCATGTCGGCCACGAGTTGGAGTGTGTGGTTTACGGGGACAAGTACGCGGTCAACGCATCCGTAGAGTGCATCACTTGCGGCACGGTGTTGTTTGACAAGAGCAAGGCAGAGGAGGAGGAGGAGGAAGCATGAAGTTCACACTGACCATGGAGTTGGACAACGACGCATTCCTGTTTGACGAGGGTGATGTGGATGGTGACGCGCTGGCGAAGGTGCTGGCGCAAGTGTCAGAAGCGGTTTACGGTGTCACTGGTGGCGGCGATTGCGCCTTCATCCACGATGTCAACGGCAACCGTTGTGGCAAGTGGGAGGTCAACTGATGGCATTGCATGTGATCCTAGGGGGTAACCCTGTTGATGGGACTGAGGTGTTCGGGCCGTTCAAGCAGCCCGAACAGGCAATCGACTGGGCGGATGCTGAGTGCCCGTATGACGATTGGTTTCTGATGGTGCTAAATGAGCCGGTAAAGAAAGATGAGGTGTTCTGATGAGTGAGGTAGATCTAGACAGCAGGGAGTATTTCCTGAACTGCATTGTGACGACAGCCCTTGAGGGCGGCATCGGGTATTGGGCGGTAGCTCACACCTACAAGCCAAGCGACATGGGCGATGGATACGCCATCATCCAGCAGTTTGACGAGGAGACAGGCAAGCAGTTTGGCAATCAGTTCAGGCTGGATTGTGCCGCCGTGGAGGAAGGCATCCGACGGATCTTGTATGGTGATGTAAAGATTGGCAAGCACACGGTGTCGGCAGTAGCTTGGGCCAACGCGAACAATGACGCTGGTGACATTGACGCGGATTATGCAGACACCATTACCCAAGCAACAATGCTTGGTGAAATCGTATACGGATAAGGAGTAGCACATGGGATACACGACAGAGTTCGACGGCACGATCGAGGTTGTGCCGCCGCTGAGTGGTGAGGACGCTGAGTTTCTGGTGGCGTTTTCTGATGAGAGACACGAAGACCCTGATGACGCGGTGATTTATCCGGGGATCTGGTGCAACTGGGCGCCAGTGACGCAGCACTCGTGGGTGACTGGAGCAAGAGGCCACAAGACCCCGGTCAAGACTTACGGTGCTGGGATCGGGTGGAATGAGGCTGAGAAGTTCTACTCCTCAGCCGAGTGGATGAAGTACATCATTGACAAGTTTCTCGCGCCGAAGGGGTATGTGCTGAACGGTGTGATCGAAGCGCAGGGTGAAGACCCGGAGGATCGCTGGAAACTGCTGGTCGAGGACAACAAGGTGCTAACGCAACATGCCAAGGTTGAGTTCCTTGAGCCAATGGAGGTGGAGTAGTGAATGTGACAACGGAGTATGACATCCTGATGATACGAGTTGAGCGAGCGCAGCAAGCGTTGGAAGCGTATTGCGCTGAGGCTGAGTCGGTTATGCCGACTGATCCGCAAGCTCAAGTTGATCTGGTCAGCAAGCTTGTCAGTGATCTGGGCCACTGGTTGGATCAGCGCACTGCAGAACCGGGCGTAATCGTTGAAGCCGCCGAAGCTGGCATTACCACGCTGTACGAGGCTGAGGTTGCCGACCGTGTGATGGAGGCCGAGGCCAAGGATGAGATTGACAGACTGTTAGGAGGCGGTGATGTTAGCTGACATCCACCTGATGTGGTATCACTTCAGCGCAGTGCAGTTGTTGGTGCTGTCGTGCGCTTGCTTGTATGGCGCGTGGCTGGGCATCAAGGAGATACACGCAGAGCGGGATCGGATTGTCGAACTACGAAGAGAGGAGCTAGAGAGTGTCGACACCGAGTCGAGAGGAAGTGAGGATTGACAGGATTGAAGACTTCCAGACAATGGTCAACATTGCAAGGTTTGCAGAGGATCATTGGCCGAAGGAGATAGTGCAACAGTTGAGCTACATCACTCGCCGGATGAGTTCAGAAATCAAGAAGGCGGATAACCCAACCGAAGGAGAATCGTAATGAAGAAAGTAATCGCAGAGACCATTGAGAAGGCACAGGCAACTGACTTCCGCCGACTCAACAAGGCAGCAGAGACGCATGAGGTCGCGGTGTTCATGTACCGCAAGAAGGACTCCACTGGCTACGAGCGCAGGGCAATCGAGGTGGAGCACACGAGGATCGCTGAGAGTTCCGGCGAGCCGTATGTCCATGGGTTCGACTTGGCCCGTGGGGAGTTCCGTAACTTCCACCTCAGCCGGATTGAGTCCGGCTCTGTGAAGGTGGCACGATGAGGTACACCGGCCACGACGAGAACGGAGTCAACCTGAACGACAGCACGGTCAGGGATTTCACGATCACCCTTGACGCTGACTTTGCCCGTGATGGTGACGGGTGTCTGGTTGAGTCGCAGTTGGAGTTGGCGTTGAAGGACGCGCTCCAGCAGATCATCGAACAGGATGGCCTTGACGAGGAGGAGGTCAAGTACAAGGGCCGCATCGAACACCCTGACCGTCCACCGATCCCGATGACCATCTGGGTCGGTAGCTGGGAGATCGGCTAGAGGTTCTGGCTGGTGCCTGTGATGATGAGAGTCAACACAGTCCCAGTGAAGGCCACGGCTGAGATCACGACACTGGCGAGCGCGATGTTGACCTGCCTCTTGGTAAGGATCAGCCCGCGCTCGTGGTGATCGTATTCAAGTGTCTCTCTAACAACCGAGCTGGCGGAGGTGGTGGAAGCCCTCCAAAGCTCAAGCTCGCGGAGGCGAGTATCTATCCCAGTGACTACAGAATTGAGGTTGCGGAGTCCTTCGCGTACTTCCTCGCGAAGTTCACCCAAAGAGCGTAGTATTAGCTCTGATGTATCGGGGGTCACTTGACCCCCACCTGTCCAAAAAGATTGTCCATTCTAACAAGGAGATTACACCGGGTAATGTCTACCGCTAAAACCCCAATAAAGACGGAGCCTCTGGTAGTTGAGTGGCATGACCCAAGGCTTACTACAGGTGAGCCAGCCGCCGCTGCCGAGATGGCAATTCGGCAGTTGATGGAGATCGCCCGGCTGCTGCAGGTAGCAGCGTCGGTCGGAGAGTCCATGGTCAGGAACGCAGTGATGACCGAAGGTCTGGACTGGAGCATTGAGAATGATCCGGGCCAGTGGTGGGAGCAGTCATGGCAGAAGGCCAAGCTCGACACCGCCCTACACAACCTCGACACGCTGCAGATGTGGGCGCAGAGGACGGTACAGGTATGGTCCGATGGTCGATAGTCAACACATCGGTTGCACCCTCAACGATGGCCGTGTCTATGCTCGCGACATCGCAACAGGCCAGATCCATGGGCTGGTCGACTGGCGGTGGAGATCGGCACAGCCGCGTGATGTCTGGCAACCCAAGCCTCGCAAGGCAGGGAAGCTGGTCAATTACTACAACGCACTGGGGCGCCAGTGCACTATGGACGAGTGCAATGCAGTGACGGTTGAGCAGCATCACGCGGCCGACAAGTCGGTTGTGATCCGCACTGCTGCTGGTCATCGCACGATCATGAAGTGGAAGTCCCTCAAGCAGCACTGGAGTCCCAGTGTTGTGCGCACCCTGCTGGAGGAGGAGATCAAGAATGGCTAAGGCCCGTAAGAAGGCAGCGTTCAAGGACAAGAAGCCGAAGGACGATGGCAGTCGTTGGCAGATCATGTCGAAGGCCACTGGTCGGCCGGTTTACATTCAGGTTGGAGACGGATTGAAGCGCCCGGAGGCTGATCGGTTGGCCTCCAGATTGCTCACTCCAACCGAGGTCGTGTGTATCAAAGAGCCAGACGCGCAGTAGCGTAGTTCGCGCAGAAGTAGCACCCATCGCCCGTTTTTACTCGCCCTGAAACACAGGGAAGATCGAGTAAAGACGGGCGATTCTCGTGGTTTCAGTCGGCCGCTTTCTCCAAAAGCCCGCAAATTGCGTACTTTTACTAGGGCAAGTGGTAGGAAGGTACCCCCCTTGGCACCCAGTAAACATAAGGGAAAAGCCGACGTGCCCCCGACCCCCTCTATAGGAGGGGGGAGGGCACTGTCTGTCCGGGGGCAAATCGAAAAACTGCGCAAGTTTCCGTCCGTAGGCTGCGTCACTCTTATTAGCGAGGTTAGTCGTCGAGGCAGAGGCGGGACAGGTCCGGCCGATGTGCAAGTCATAGAAGCCGGAGGGTAGGCGGCTGACCTCATGTCCAGTACCTAATGAGGAGCAGACCGGGATGCAACCCATCGAAGGACTTGTTGCCGAAGCGCAACAACTGATCAGTCAGGGATACAGCCAGAGGCGAGCGGCCGCAGCAGTCGGCGTCGCGGAAAGCACACTCAGGTACCACCTCAACGGCCGATCCACCAGCACCGGGCGCGACCCCGAAGCAGAGCGGCCCTATGTGCGAGTCACAGAGGACGAGGCCGTCATCGTCGCCAAGCCTTCCAAGTCGGTCACCGACCCATACCAGCTCATGGCGCAGATGGGCCTTGACCCGGCCGACTGGGACAACCCCTCCTGCGTCATCAACCAGTGGGGCGATGCAAGCGACCCGAGCTACCAGCTCAAGCTCAGGCTTGAACGCCGCAAGCCAACCAAGTTCGTCACCCCAGCGGTGCATGTGCCACCTGTGATCCGTTCGGCTCGACCTGCGTACTCCGGCGTGTCCAACGACACCGTCGTTCTGGGGGACCAGCAGGCACCCTACGAAGACCCGGAAGCCCACGCCCTTGTCCTACAGGTCTTGAAGGATCTCAAGCCCACAGCGGTCGTTCTGACGGGTGACACCGTTGACTTCCCTGACATCAGTCGTCACAAGGACAACCCTGAATGGCATGTCTCCACACAGGAATGCATTGACGCCGGGTACCGCCTGATCCGCGACTATGTCGAAGCGGCTGACACTGCCAGCTTCACCAAGCTGATCGGCAACCACGACGAACGAATCCGCAACGAAATCCTCAACCGCGCCGAGCGCCTCTACGGTGTTCGCCCGGCTCCGACCGAGGACGACCCAGATCCACTGGAAGCCCTGTCGCTGCGTCGACTGCTGCACCTTGACAAGCTCGGGGTCAACCTGATCCAGCCGAATGGCAACTACACACATGCCCAGTTCCCAATCCGTTCGGACCTTGTCGTCCGGCACGGCTGGTTGACTGGGGCCAATGCGCCAGCCAAGTCCCTCCAGTCAATCGACTTCAACCTCATAGTGGGACATACCCACCGCCAGAGCATCACCAAGCGCCTCGTGCATGACCATGAGGGCCGCGTCCGTGAGCAGTTTGCCGTGGAGACCGGGTGCCTCTGTCGTCTTGAGGGTGGCCTTGGTTACGCCGTCGATCCAAACTGGGCGCAAGGTTTCGCAGTTGCCACCACATGGGAAGACGGCAGCGTCAACGCCGAGCTTGCCACGATCAAGAATGATGGCGGCCGCAAGTCACTCTTCTTCCGGGGAGAGAAATGGTCGGTATAGGCGTCCACATCGCCAGCCACTGGCATGGGTACATTCTCGCGGTGGCAGTCATCTCACTCTGGCTGATCGTCAGCCGGGGTGAGTACTGATGGCAGCCAAGCTCACACGCGAAGGCGACGTACTCTCGCTCACTCTGAGCGGCATGCCCAAGCCGGACTTCAACGAGGCGCTCAAGCGCGTCAAGATGATCCCCGGCCGCCGTTGGAACCCTGATGCCAAGACATGGGAGTTCCCGGCAGAGGCTGCTACCGCAGAGCGGATTATGCACACCATCCGACCTGTGCCCAGCGCCGAGGTCATCGGCTGGGTTCGCAAGGCTAGGGCTGACACGGCCGAGCAGCTTGCCACCGACCTGCCCGTTGACGCACTGGGGCCACTGGCCCTGCCATGGGCCAAGAAGCTCTACGGGTACCAGCGGGCCGGAGTGGAGTTCCTTGTGAACAACCCATCCTCGATGCTCGCTGATGACATGGGACTGGGTAAGACGGTGCAGGCGATCTCTGCAGTCTGGGAGTTCGTCCACCGCCACGACGAGAAGGACAAGCTCAATGCACAGCCCCGGCTGATCATCGCGCCCAACTCGGTCAAGGGCAACTGGGTCAAAGAGGTCGTGCAGTGGTCCGGCGAGGCGGCCATCGTCCTCGATGCCAAGTCAGCGGAGAAGCGCCGGGCGCAACTCAAGACTTTCCTTGCCGACAACCCCGGCGGCTGGGTTGTAATCAACTGGGAGAAGATCCGCGCCAAGCGCATAGCGGGCAAGGTCGTCATGGCCGAGCCGCTGATCAAAGAAGTTGAGTGGACTGCGATCATTGCCGACGAGGCACACCGTGCTAAGAACCGCAAGTCGCAGCAGACCCTTGGACTCTGGCAGTTGCAGGCACCAGTGAAGCTGGCGCTGACGGGCACACCAATCTTGAACAGCCCTGACGAGGTTTGGGCGCTGCTCGCATGGATAGCCCCGCAGCAGTACGGACGCGGTGGTGGCCGACTCGCATACTGGACTTTTTACGACCAGTATGTGGACTACTACGAGGGTCCATACGGGCGCATCATCACTGGTGCCCGCAACCCAGACGCGCTTAGGTTTGAGCTGTCTAACAAACTGGTCCGCCGCACCAAGGGCAACGCTCTTGACCTGCCAGAGAAGACTCGCCAGCACATGGACATCACCCTGCATCCCAAGCAGCGCAAGCTCTACGACGAGGCTGAGAAGCTGATGTGGTTGGAGATCGTGCAGGCTGAGGGACCACAAGCGTTGGAGAAGAACATCCTCGAAATCCCCAATGGGGCTGCCCGCTGTACTCGTCTGCGCCAGATCGCATCTTCGCCGGCGTTGCTGGGCGCTGAGGATGTCTCGGCCAAGCTCGATGTTGCAGTTGAACTGATTGAGGACTCCGGCCGCCAAGTCGTAGTGTTCACCGAGTTCAAGAAGACCTGTGACCTGCTGGCCCAACGGCTTGCCAAGCGCAAGATCAGCACCGCCCTGATCACGGGTGACATTGCACCAGAGGTGCGCACCGATTCTGTGCAGGAGTTCCAAGAGGGTGACATTGACGTGATGATCTGCACCCTTGACGCTGGCGGCGTGGGCATCACCTTGACTGCGGCCGACACCGTGATCTTCCTTGAGCGCGACTGGACCCCGGCGATCAACGAGCAGGCCGAGGACCGCCTGCACCGCATCGGTCAGGACAGGAATGTCACGGTCATCATCTTGCAGGGCGTCGACACAATCGACACCGACAGGGTTGCACCAGCCAATGAATTGAAGTCAGCCATCGTTGGGTCTGTGATCCAACAGGACGCAGTAAGGGAGAAGGAATGAATCTCATGTTAGAGCAGGCCAAGCACACCTACCGGGCGCTGGCGCATTACGAGTGGACCAAGGGGCGAGAGATGGACAGCGCCGCACTGGTCAACCATCAGCAGGTCATAGCAAAACTCAACGATCTCATCAGCAAATTGGAGATGAGTAATAACTGCGAATGTTGTGAGGAGTCATGAACAACCCGTATACAGAAGCAACCGACTGGTCGTGGGACAAGTACAGCATCAGCGTGTCACTGCATCCCGACAAGGGCATTGTGATTGGCGTGTCAGATGACACTCAGTTCACAACTGTGCCCGTCGTGCCACCAGCCGTGGCTCGCAGGTTTGCCAACTACTTGCTGGTAAACGCAGACCGAGTTGAGGCGGCGGGCGCCGGAGGCTGGGGGCGTGGAGCCATAGTCGACAACACCTTTGACGATGGGCTGATGGAGTGCAAGTACATCTACGACTGCACCCGACCAGACTGTGAATGCACCCATGACCGTATGAGCAATAACTGCGAATGTTGCGAGGAGAAAGCATGAGAAACGAGAAGATCATACTTGCCCTTCTGTTCACGATTGGCTTCTGCGCCACCTACTCGGTACTTGTTGCCACGGTAGCGAGGTAACCATGGACCATCACATGAACGAATCCCTGCGAGTCTTCTATGAGAAGAAGCAGGCACACCATCAGATGAAAGCGGCCAGCGATGCTGCAACCGAGGACTACCGCACCGCCGAGCAGGATGTCCTTGATCGCATGGAGGAGTTAGGTCTCAAGAACTTCACTGTCAACCTGCCGGGCATCGGCGAGGTTCGGTTTACCAAGCGCAAGCCGACTGTGTACGGCCGCATCATTGACCCGGACGCAGCGTATGACGCGCTCCAAGCTCAGGGTCGGGCGGAGGAATTGTTCTCCCCCAAGATCCAAGCGAGCCGCCTCAACGAACTCGTCCGTGAAAGTTTGGAGCAGGGGATGCCACTCCCTGACGGCGTAGATTTCTATGAACGTGCAGGGGTTACTGTCTCCCGCATTCAATAAAAAAAGTGTCGTCCGATGGGTCTGGTAACTTACCGTCGGTCGTTCAGTAGTGCACCGAAAACAACAACGAGCAAAGAGAGCAACACATGACATCAAGCGAGGTAGTACCACTCAACAAGCAGGAGCAGGATCTCGCCCTTGCAACTCACGCAGACCTTGACGACGCAGACCTTGTGGTCCCAGTCTTGAAGATCTGCCAGTCACTCACGGCAGAGGTCGTCGAGGGTGACGCAAAGGCTGGCGATTTCATCAACAGTCTCACGCAGGAAAACTTCGGCAGCGAGATCAGTTTCATCGTCGCTGCATACCAGAAGGGCCGCTTCTACTCCGACAAGGAAACCGGGCGCAGCTATGCTGCCATCGGTCCCATCGCGCCAGACTCATGGCCGGAAGAGTTTGCAGGCAAGCCCTTCGCAGAGATCGACACGGCCGAGGAACGCTTCCGCGACCTCGTAAACGCCGGGACGATTGAGTGGGGCAATGGCCCTGCGATCTCAACGACTCACAACTTCATCGGGCTTGTTGGAGATAGCCCGGTGCCGGTACGCCTGTCGCTCATGCGTACCAATGTTCCTGCGGCTCGGAAGCTCCAAACGATGCTTCGGTTCTCGCAGGCGTTCTGGGACAATGTCTTCGTCATGAAGACTGAGGCCAAGCGGTCCAGCCGCAATGAGCCGTTCCAGAGTCTTGTGGTTAAGCAGGGAGGCAAGACCACAGGAGAGCAGCGCACGGCCGCCGTTCAGGTAGCCATGGCAGTCAAGTCAGGCGGAGTTTCTGAGGCAGCGGCAGAGGTGCTTGACGACAAGCCTGCCAAGCCAAAGAAGTCCGCTGACGCGCTTGACGTTTAGTCGTTCGCTGTAGTTCACTGTCCACAGGTTGGGGAGACATTCCGGGTCTCCCCAACCACCTGACTTACCCGAAAGGCATTTATGCTGAACCAGTACATGAAGCTGTTCCGTGGCCGCACCGACGCATGGGGCACTGGCCGTGGTGAAGTAATCCGGGGTGCAGTACACCCCCAACTGTTTCAAGATCATCTTGACGGACGCGGCGAAGGTCTCGGAATCTTCCCCCTTCTTGATGATGCACATGTGCACTTCTCAGTGATCGACCTTGACGAGCCTGACTTTGAGGCGGCCGAGTCCATGAGGGATCTGCTGCCGGGTCACACTTGGATTGAGGAGTCCCGCTCTGGCAACGCTCATGTGTGGGCGTTCTTTGACTCACCCTGCGAGGCGTGGATCGCCCGTGGCCTGATGCGCGAGGCGACGATTGCGATTGACAAGCCTCGTGTTGAAGTGTTCCCCAAGCAGGACCGTCTGATGGAGGGCATGGTTGGCAACTACATCAACCTGCCGTACTTCGGGCAGACCCGGCCGATCCTCGATGTGACGCAGAACGAGTTCCTGATACAGGCAGTGGCGCTGCGTAACGACCCTGAGTCGTGGCGCAAGCGGGCGAGGTTCATCGGACTGGAAGCACCAGAGGAACGCGAGCACACCAGCGAGTTTGGTGACCAAGCTCAACTGCACCCCTGCGCCGAACACATCATCGCCCACCGCTTTGACAATCCAATCCGGGCGGGCCACCGCAACACTGTCTACTTCAACCTTGCCAAGCAGCTTCTCAACTGGCGCGAGATTGACGAGGACGAGGCGTGGAATCTGCTGGCCGAGCTTGAGGGTGCCAGCCCTGACCGCATCCCTGAGAATGAACTCCGTCGCTTGTTTCACAACGCGCAACGCGGAGAGTGGACCAGCACCGGGTGCGATGACCCTCTCATGAGTCCGTACATCCTGCCTGACTGTCCCATAGTGAGATACCGATGACCTACGAAAAACTATGTGCCTGCTTTGAGGGCAAGTCACGTTTCCTCACGGTTGAGGTTGCGCCCTACAATGACAGCGCCGTAAAGATCAGGTTCAACAAGGTTCGTGGTGAGATCTACGCTTCCTATGGCAACACCACGATGATGCCGCACCTTGTAAAGGTAGCGTTTGAGGTCAAGGAAAAGCCTCTTGACTACATCATCAAGATGTTGTTGATCGAGAATGGGGAGGCCACATGAGCCTCGCCCCAGAAGTCGAAGCACTAGCGCAACTGCTGGCATCACTGCCAGACGACGAGCAACGGCAGCGCCTACTCAAGCAGGTCACAATGCGAGCGGGCAGCGTCACACCAGACGAGAGCATTGGCAAGGCACCGATCATCACCTTGGGCGAGTATCTCGCTCAGGCGATTGAGGTACCCCCGCGTCTAGTCGAGCCAGCCCTGATCGTCCGTGGCGGAATCTTCTGCATCACGGGCGCACCCGGCAAAGGCAAGACCAGCTTCATGCTCAACTGCCTAATCAGTTGGGCCAGTGGTCGGCCGATGTTCCCCGGCTGCGACCAACTCGTTCCAAGTCAACCCGTGAAATCTTTGATCATCGAGAACGAGGGTGCACCGGGCGAGTTCCATCGCAAGGTCGGCATCATGCTCAACCAAGGGCCACTGTCTGACACGGAGAAGCGGCTTGCCAAGGAGAACGTGATGATCTGGGGTGACGGTGGTTACTCCGGCTTCAAGCTCGACGATCAAGGCTATGTTGACCGGCTTCGCAAGGGTTGCGAGGAGCACAAGCCTGATGTGATCTTTATCGAGCCGTTCCACGGTCTGTGGTCTGGTGAGGAGAACAGCGCGTCCGAGATGCGGAAGGTGCTGGACACAATGCAGGATGTCGCGACCGCTTACGACGCTTGCATCGTGATTGCCCACCACGATAGGAAGTCGGGCGCATCAGAGGACGGCGACATGATGAACGCCGCCCGTGGTTCTGGTGCCCTCGCTGGCGCGGTGACGGTTATGAGCCATCATCGCCCGGCCAAGGATGACCAGCTTCGTGAGTGGTCCGTATCAAAGAGCCGTCACGCTCCAAAGTCTCCACCGATCCGCATGCACTGGGATGACAATGCCCAGTGGTACTCGTGGGAGCCAGAGGAGAAGGGCGAGGTTGACGTACTCAAGCTGCTGCAGGAAGCCGAGGGCGAGCCTGTCTACATCAGCGATGTGGCAAGCCAACTGGGCGAGTCGCAGAAGTGGGTGCGTATGCGCCTCAAGAAGTTGAAGGACGACGGCCGTGTGAAGACCACACAGAGCCGTCCATCGTCTGGCGGCGGCACCACTGGTGTCGGTTACCGCCTTGTATTGGCCGAAGGATCAAACCACTCAATGGAAATCTAGGGAGCACCCGAATGAATCGCATTATTGGAGTAACAGGCAGCGCAGGATCAGGTAAGGACACCGTCTACCAGATCCTGAAATCAGAGTTTCCGCAAGAGCAGGTCAACAGGCTTGCGTTTGCAGATCTCTTGAAGAAATCAGCAATGCGGGCGCTCGCGCTTGACGATTTACACGCTGATGATTTCAAGGAGAACGCCACGGTGGAAATCCGCTTTGGTAATAAAACCGTTCGCACCCTGAGCGGCCGCGAGTTCTTGCAGCGTTACGGAGCCGAGGCACACCGCGACATTTTCGGTGACCACTTTTGGGTTGACGCGGCACTTTACGAACGACTGCCCGACGGTGCGACCGTGATCACCGATGTTCGCTACAACAATGAGGCTGAGGCGATCACTGCCATGGGCGGAGTTATCTGGGAAGTCACCCGTGACGGCAGGCGGATAGACGAGGTTGACCATTCATCAGAGCAGTCGATTGACCGGGTGCACATTGACGCGGTCATTGAGAACAACGGCACCAAGTCTGATTTTCGTAAGAAGGTTCTCTGGGCGTGGGGTGAACAGCCGCTGGCGTTTATGGAATGGTCAGATGAGAACTTTGTGCAGCGCCCGGCCACGGTGCCGCTGTTTCCTGACAGCCTTGCCAATCAACTTGACCTGTTTACGCAGGACAAGTACACGCGGGAAGAGCTTGACCACAGCTTCCTAAAGCGCAAAGAGATTGCCGAGCTTTTCAACGTCTCAATCGAGGCGCTCTCATGATCTGGGCAACGATTACTTTTTGGGAATCTGGTGACTGGGAGATCCAGTTTTGCGAAACTCATTACGAGGCGGGAAACAACGCCACAGGACAAGGCGGGTGGTTCAAGACTTTGGACGACGCCAAAGCATTCTGTGAACGCATGGAGGCCAACGCATGATCCTCGTCGGTGATTGCCTTCTACTTATGAGACAACTTGATGCTGGCAGCGTACAAACTTGTGTCACTAGCCCTCCTTACTTTGGGTTGCGTGATTACGGGCATGATGGGCAGATTGGTTTGGAGCAAACGCCAGTCGAGTTTGTGAGTGCGTTGGTCAGCGTGTTTGATGAGGTGTGGAGAGTCCTTGCGAATGACGGCACCTTGTGGTGCAACATTGGAGACAGTTACGCGGTCAAAGATAGGGGAGGCATCAAGCGTAAAGACTTGCTGGGCATTCCGTGGCGCGTAGCATTCGCACTACAGGATGCTGGATGGTATCTGCGTAGCGACATCATCTGGCACAAACCAAACCCAATGCCAGAGAGCGTGACAGATAGGCCAACCAAGTCACACGAGTACCTGTTTTTGTTGTCAAAGCAACCACGCTACTACTACGACCATGAAGCAATCAAAGAAGGCACGGCCAGTAAACCCACTAAATCAAAACCTAGATTTGGCGGATCTAAGTATGGGGATAGCAACGACCCCAAACACGCTACAAAAAGCGGCAATGTGTATACATCAACCGGAAAAAGAAATAAACGGTCAGTTTGGACTATTAGCCCAGCCCGCTTTAAGGGAGCGCATTTTGCAGTGTCCCCAGTTGGTTTGGTAGAACCTTGCATCCTTGCTGGTAGCAGACAGGGAGACACAGTGCTTGATCCGTTTGCGGGAAGCGGCACTACTGGCGTTGCGGCTGTGCGAAATGGTAGGTCATTTATTGGGTGTGAGTTAAATCTTGAGTATGCAGCAATAGCGCGTACTCGCATAGCAGAGGAGTTGAAAGCATGATCGAGTTTGATGTTGAGACAACTGGTTTGCAATGGTATGGCGGTCACAAGCCGTTCCTCGCCCAGTTCTGGGATGGGGAAGGCGAACCAGTCCTCCTCGACCCTGAGACAGACCGAGTCGAGATCCAGCAGTGGCTTGACCGTGGCGGCCGGGAAGGAATCCGGGCGTGGAACACGAAGTTCGACATGCACATGATTCAGTCAGCCGGGTACACCCTTCCGCCGCAGGAGTCATGGCATGACGGAATGGTCATGGCCCACATTGTTGACGAGCGCAGCAGCGTGGCCCTCAAGGCTCGCGCCGCCGCATTGTTCGGTGAGCAGGAGCGCGACAATGAGAAGGAAGTCAAGGCGTGGCTCACAGAGGAGAACAAGCGCCGCCGCACCGAGGCCAAGGAGTCAGCCAAGGAAGGAGGGGAGCCACTGGAGTTTGAGCCACCGAATTATTCGGATGTGCCCGACGAGATCATGCACCCCTACGCCGCCTTGGATTGCATCCTGACCAAGAAGGTCTGCGACACTTACGACCGCGCCATGAAGGGACCACTGCTTGAGGTCTACGAGATGGAGCGCAAGGTGCTGGGCGCCCTGTATAACGCAGAGCGCATGGGAATCCCAGTGGACCGGGAGGCTGCAGCTCGCTTTGAGGCTGAGGCCGCTGACAACTGTGAGCGCCTGCACGACAAGGCAGTCGAGCTTGCCGGGATCTCCAGCTTCAACCCAAACTCCAGTGATCAGATCGCGGAGGCTCTGAAACGTCGCGGCGCTGATCTTAGATTTGTCAGCAAGTCTGAGAAGACTGGTAAGCCAAGCATGGACGCGGAGAACCTTGCCGCCGTTGATGACGAGTTGGCCCGCACGATTGAGTCGTTCCGGGCGGAGTACAAGGTGCTGGGTACTTACCTGCGCCCAATGCTGCACCGCTCGTGGGAGGCTGGCATGCGTAGTTGGAAGCAGCCGTTCATTGCTGATGACGGGCGGATCCATCCTAACTTCCGGCAGGTTGGAGCTAGGACCGGGCGCATGTCGTGCTCAGATCCAAACATCCAGAACTGGCCGCGAGACGACCTTCGACTGCGCTACCTGTTCCGCGCCGAAGAGGGCAAGTCACTGGTCACTGCCGACCTCGACGCGATTGAGCTCGTTTTGTTTGCAGCGTTCGCCGGCGACGGCCGACTTCTGCGAGCGGTCAAGTCAGGCGAGGACATGCACCTGCTGGCCGCGAAGATGATGGGCCTTGGCGACAGGGAGCGCACAGGCGGCGTGGTTGAGTCCGCCCGCCAGCGTGGCAAGACAATGAACTACCTACAGGTTTACGGTGGCGGCGTCCGCACAATCCGCAAGACCTTCGGTGTGGATCAGAAGGAAGCCCGGCAACTCTTGGACCGCTATCACACGGCGTTCCCAGAGGTCGGCGGGCTGCAGCGCAGGATCGAATACACACTGATGGATCGTGGGTATGTGAAGACTCCATGGGGGCGCAGGCATCGCTGCTTTGACGCTCACAAGGAGGCTTACAAGTTCGTGAACTATCTCGTGCAGGGCACAGCCGCTGACCTGTTGAAGGCCAGCCTTGCGAAGTTGCACGATCAGGGCGTTCCAGTGATCGCCTGCGTTCACGATGAGATCATCGCCGAGTGTGACACGGCTGACGCGCCAGAGGTCGCCCGCATGATCGAAGCAGCAATGACCGAACACCCACTGCTTGCAGACCGTGTGCCGCTCGGTGCGGCCGCGACGATTGTACAGCGGTGGTCAGATGCCAAGACGCCGGGCTACGTTCCCGGCTATGCCAAGGAGAGTAAATAGTGGGCCGCCCATCAGCAGCTAACGCAGTGAACGCAGAGATGATCGCCCAAGTTGTGGACGCCTCCGGGCTTCGCCTCTCAGAGGTATGCCACAACCTGCAGTGGTATGACTCGCGGGGGTGTGCTGACACCTCGCGGTTGCAGCGCAGGATCGGACGCCTCTACAACTCAAGCACCTATAAGGGTAAGGTTTACAAGTCCAAGCAGGTCACCCTTGACTACACGCTGGCGACCAAGATTGTGATCGCCGCCGGGTTTGACCCGGTTGAGGTCGGCCTCTAATAAAACTGTTGTTAGAGGCGTAATAGTCTTTTTATCAAGACATCCCGGCCAACCTGTCGGGATGTCTGCTATTCCCGACAGGTTGAGGTTTTCCGGCAGTGGGGTGCTGTTTAGTTACTCTTATGCGTTGGATAACTATCGACCCCGGAGAAGATACGGGTTGGGCCATCTGGGAGGATGACCAGCTTGTTGAAGCCTCAACGGACAAACTCTGGGATGTTATCGACGCACTTGCAGCCTCGCTCCTCAGCGTAGAGACAACGGGCGACTTACCAGATTTCGGGCTGGTAAGTCGTCTTGTTGTTGAGGATTGGGCGCTCTACCCATGGAAGCTTAAGTCGCTTGCATGGGATAAGTGCAGGACCGCTCGTGGCATTGGTGCCATCGAGATCATGTGCAGGATTAGCAACACTCAGTTCTTCCTTCAACCAGCGTCGATCAAGAAGTCAGCGGTCGCAGCCGGAGCCGAAGAACTGTTTCTTACACCACTCCATGAGAATCGCCATTGCAACGATGCGATCATGCATGGAGTGTTTTACTTGTCTCACCAGTGAGCAGAGAGCCACGGGTCGTGGCCTGTGAAGTTCTGGCAATCATGGAGCGATACCTCCAGCGCCAGAATCACTTGCAACGCGGCGAGGCTGTCGAGGTCTTGGCCGAGCGAGCCGGGATCAGCGCCCGCACTGTTTATCGCATCCTTGAGGGCAACCGTAAATGGCTTGAACTTGATCAGGCAGACCGTCTTTTGATAGCTGCGGGCGCCCACCTGACCGACGTCACCGTAGAATCTGTATAGATGTCAAGAGTCTCGAAACTCAAAGATCCCGACTTTGCTCGGGAAGTGGCGGAAGCGTATGTACTGGGGATGACCCGCGCCGAAATGGCAACTCGCTTCGATTGTCACCCAGACACTATTACCGTATGGAAGCGCGACCTGCGCGTCCGCACGATTGCCAAGCAGTTGCACGAGGACCGCATTATGGAGATGACCCGCAAGGTCGACGCCGAAATGCAGGGCCGGTTGAACAGCCAGAAGATTCAAGCTATGGACGATGAGACACTACTCAAGTTCCGTAAGGAGCTGCTTGGAGACAAGCGCACCATTGAACTCTCCGGCGCTGTTGACACGGGTGCAGCCAAGGGTGATCTGTGGAAGTCTCTCGACAGTGATCCCGAGCTTGCTATTAAGCTCGCCGCGCTCCTGTCGGGCGACGAGAGTGAATAACAACCAGCTCAACGCATGGGCCGAGAGTGACCCGGAAGGGTTCCTCCGTGAGGCTCAGAAGCTCCAGAAGTATTTGGTCACGCCGCACCCGGCGCAGATGCCGATTGTCAATGCCAAGGAACGCTTCATCGTGGTCTGTGCCGGCCGCCGGTTTGGCAAGACCAAGATCGCCGCAAAGATCGCAGTCAGGGAATGCCAGAAGCCCGGCCGTGTGGTCTGGTGGGTTGCCAACACCTACAAGAACGTCGTCCGTGGTTACCGTGAAGTTCTACGGCAGATCCCACCGGGCATCCTGACTAAGACTCCACCGCCTGCAAGCGTTGCAGCTTCCGGCCGACTGGTGCTCAACTTCCCCGGTGGCACCCGGTTTGAGTTTTACTCTGGTGAGAACCCGGACGCCATGGCCGGAGAAGGCGTTGACTATGTGGTTGTCGATGAGGCAGCCCTGCAGCGCGAGATCGTCTGGACCCAAACTATTCGCCCGACCCTGATGGACAACAACGGTGGCGGCATGATGATCAGCACCCCCCGTGGGCGCAACTGGTTTTACAACGTCTACAACCGAGGCCAAGATCCTGAGTACAAGGACTGGGCAAGCTGGCGGTTCACCACGGCCGACAACCCTTTCATTGACGCCAGCGAAGTAGCCGAGATGGAGAAGACCCTACCTGCGGCGATGTTTGAGCAGGAGGTGCTGGCCCAGTTCATCTCAGACGCGGGCAGCGTGTTCCGCCTCCGTGACGACTCCGTCCGCAAACTGGTAGAGCCAGCGGGCCATGTGTTTCTGGGCATCGACCTTGCCAAGCACCGCGACTTCACCGTGTTCACTGCCAGCCGCGAGTCTGACCGCCAGCCCTGCTGGCATGAGCGGTTCAATGCAGTCTCATGGCCGATGCAGAAGGATAGGATCATCAGCGCCGTTCACGCCCTCGAAGATGCTGGCGCCACTGGGGTGACTGTGATCATGGACTCCACTGGTATTGGCGACGTGATCTTCGATGATCTTGAGGGCGAGGGGTTGGACATTGTCCCTGTGAAGTTCACCAACGATTGGAAGGGCCGCGCTGTGAACCTTCTCTCGGCGGATCTGGAGCGTGGCAATGCGTTCCTGATCGAGGAGCAGGTCCACGAGTTCAACACCTACGCTTACACGATGAGCGAGATCACCGGCCGCTTCAAGTACAGCGCCCCTGACGGCGCCCACGATGATGAGGTGTCCGCCAAGATGCTTGAGCACTGGGGCCACATCCATCACGGCGCACCCGATGTAAGAGTGATCCAGCAGCGGTCCGACAAGATTGAGCAGGTAACCATTAAGCCAGCGACGCCAGCAGAGATGATGGCGATGGATGATGTCTGGGGCGGATAGTCGGATAACTACTGACATGAAGTGGTAGGAAGGCTGGTACCGTTTTACCACAGCGTCAGTTGGTTGCCCGGAATGCTCCCAACTGGTCTAGCAGCCCCGCCGGTCTGGACAACTGTGCGGGGCTGTTTTTTAACCTAGTCCCTCACTGAAAGAGGTCATTAGTATGAAGTACTTTGCCGCACTCACGTTAGGGTTTATTACTGCCCTTGTAGCAATGGCAGGTGGGTTCGTAGCTGGGATGTATGGGTATCCCCCACTCTTCTAGAAGTTTCGCTAAGGTCGTGACCGTGTCAGGACGGCCGCGATCCAAGACCCCGGCTCGACGGCCGTAGACACAAAAAGACCCCGGAGGATTAGAGCCTCCGGGGTCTTACTTGTCGGGAAAGTAAAGGAAAGCTTTACTAGCGTCTGACATGGCAGTTCCGTATCAAAATGATACGGTTTGCGCTACGGCTTTGCTGACCTGATGCCTACTGTGGCACCGAATGCCAGCAGTGCAACTACGACGGGCTGCCAAGTTGCGACTACGTCATTGCTCAGGACGCCTGATGCTACGAGGGCGCTCAGTAGTGCAACTACTACACCTGATGCTGCCGAGATTCTTGCTTTTGAGGTCAAGGTAGAACTCCTTACTTTGTGTATGAGATGTCGCAGGGACCAATGCCAACTGCTACATGCGGCTGGTTGCCGCTGCTGCCGTCAGTGAACTGGACTGCATAAAGGTACTTCTGGGCGATCTTTGGAACGGTCGCCTCCGGGTGCGTATTGTAGGCGGCATGCCAATACTTCAACGGCCCAGACTTAGACTTAGGCCAGCGGGTGATCGTGCTGTCGATGTAGTAGCCGCCGGAGTAGAGCACACGAACCTCGTGGCCGTAGAGGGCCATGGCGTGAACAAACTGCTGAACCCAAGCGGAGCCATTGCCATGATAGTTGGGGGATTCCCAATCGAGGACAAGGCGGTCGGCCGAGGTGAAGTGAACTGCCTGCAGCGCCTTGGCAAAGTTGGCTGCCTCAGCCTGAGCAGTGTTGGTCTCAGGGCGAGCAAAGTGGTAAGCCCAGCGGACCATTGCTTTGCTGTCGTTCCAGCGTTTTGCATAGCCCGGATCAGTGTAGGTGTGGCCTTCGGTGAACTTCAAGGCGATGCGACTGTAGCCTGCGAGCTGGTACTTGTGGGCGTCGTAGATCGTGTCGCCTGAGTAGATGTCAGCGAAATACTTGTGGTTGGCTGGAACCGGCCGTGGCTTTGGCTTAGGCTTGATGATTGGCTTCCTCACAGGAGCCAATACAGGCGTTCTGAGAGCCTTCCAAGTACCGGGACCGACAATCCCATCA